CCTACAAATGTTACAATCGCTGGTAATATTAATAATGGGTCTGGTGTTAACTTGACATTTCCAAGTGTTGGTGGAACAATTTCAACTGAAGGATTTTCAATTGCATTAGCAACTGCATTAGGATAAGGAAAAAAATATGGCTAATAATTTTAAAAACGCTTTTGCATCAATTGTAACTGCTGGGGAAAATTATCAATCGACTGGTAGTGCGACTGATAATCATACTGGGCCACAAGCGGTCTATACTGCAAACAATGGTTCTAGTGGAGTTAATTCAATTCTAGTAGAATTAGATGCTGCTAATACTGGAACTGCTGCTTGTCAAGTAACTGCATTTATTCAAGATACTTCTGCAACTTTAGGAACAATTACAAGTATTACTTCTTCGGCATCTGATGTTGCAACGGTAGTTTGTGCATCTGCTCATGGTTTACAAACTGGACAATATGTTCATGTTACTGGTTCAACTGCTGCTTATGTAAATGGTATTTACAAGATTACAAGAACAAGTGCAACAGAATTTACATACCAACAGAATTCTGCTGCTGGTGATGGTGCTGCTGCTGGAACAAAAGTAATCTACAAAGCATATCATGTTATTAAAGATGTACCAGTACCAGCAAACTCAACACTAAAAATTGTGTCTGGTCAGAAAATTATTTTAAACTCAAACGATAAACTATACGCATACGCAAGTGCTGCTAATGTTGACGTTATCGCTGGAATATTACAAGAGGTATCATAATGTCATATATCGGAGCACAGTCTAATAATAGAGTAAGTCCAAATTTCGTTAAAGAGAACTTTACTGGAACTGGTTCTACTACAACTTTTAATTTAACTAATGAAGTGCCTGGTGGTAACCCAGACAATATTTTAGTTGTTGTTAATAATGTTATTCAAGAACCTTCTGTTGCTTACACTATTGGTGATAACTCTGATAATCAACCTAAAGTATTAACTTTTACTGGAACACCAGAAAACGGTGATGACATTTATGTAGTACATAGAGGTATCGGAACTTTTCAGAGAACTCCACCAGCAGGTTCAGTTGATACTGCACAACTCGCTACTGGTTTAAGAAGTATGACTACAGACGCATTTTCTGGAACTGGAAGTGCAACACAATTTACACTATCACAAACACCATCTTCTGCAAGTTCAGTTATGGTTTTCGTAGATGGTATTTTACAGAAATTAACAACAAACTATACTATAAGTGGAACTACATTAGATTTTGGTTCTGGTAACGCACCAGATAATAACGCTGAGATTGAAGTAAAACATTTAGGTTTATTAACAACAAATCAAAAAGTGGCAGATAATACAATTACAGAAGCTATGTTACAAGATAATTCTGTTTCACTTGCAAAATTAAAAACACAAATCGACTTCGGACTAGTAACTGCTGCTCATACTTCACTAGACGATTTCGGTAGTGTAACTGGGAGCGTATAATGGCAACGAGAGTTCAATTTAGAAGAGGAACAACATCTGAACATAGTTCATTTACTGGTGCTGTCGGTGAGGTAACAGTAGATACAGATAAAGATGTTGTAGTCGTTCATGATGGTTCGACTGCTGGTGGTAAACCTAGTCCATCACTTAGTACAGCACAAACATTTACTGGAGCTCAAAAAGGTGCAGTAACAACATTAACATCTTCATCAAATGCTACAGCAATAGACCTTTCAGTAAATAATTTTTTCACTATTACATTAAGTGAGAATACTACTTTTGGTGCTCCAACAAATGCAGTCGCTGGACAGGCAGGTTCAATCTTTATCGTACAAGATAGTTCTGGAAATCGTACTGGTTCTTTTCATAGTAACTTTAAATTTACTGGGGGTGCAGACCCAACATTGACAACTACTGCAAATGCAGTAGATAGAATTGATTATGTTGTGAAATCATCTACGGAGATACACGCAGTAGCAACATTAGCATTGGCATAGGAGTTTAGATGTCTATTCATAATTTTGCAACAGCAAATCTTGCAGGAGCATCAGGCGCTAGTAGTTTTTATAACGGTGCAACAAGTCGTTCATTAAGATTTGATGGTGGTTCATATGCATATAAAACACTATCTCATTCACCTAGTGGAACAATAGGTACATGGAGTGTTTGGTATAAACCAGCACCTAGTGGTACTTTTGGTTGGGGTTTGCCAATGGCATTTAACTCTAGAGGTTATTCTGGTGGGGGTGGTACGCAGGCTGAAGCAACTTTATATTTAAATTCTGGTAGACCAGAAATGTATCAACAAGATAATAATGCTTATACATTTCGAGTTCAAGCAGATGGATACTGGAAGGATAGTAGTGCGTGGACTCATTTTGTAGCAAGACTAGATACAACACAATCAACCGCTTCAGATAGAATTAGATTTTACATTAATGGAGTTCAATTAACTAATTTTGCTGTTGCTAGTTATCCATCTCAAAATTTAAGTACAAGATGGGGTAATACTAATAATAGAATAGGTGTTAATGATGCTAGTGGAAGTCCTTATGCTTTAACTTATTTTCATGGACAGATGGCAGATTTTCATTATACAAGTGGATACTCTTATGCTGCTGATAGTTTCGGTGAATTTAAAAATGGTGCATGGATACCTTTAAAAGACCCATCAGTAACATATGGAGATGCTGGTTATAGATTTCAATTTTTGCAGACTGGGACTAGTGCAGACGCAAGTGGAATTTTTGCAGATACAAAAAGTGGTAACTCCAATTTACAACATCATACATTAGGATAAGAATATGGCGTTTACAGCAAATGATATTTTACTAGACCACCCAGAAAATAGTTTTTGTCGAATAGATGGAAATGTAGATACTGCTGGAACTAGAAGTGGTGAAATAAGAGAAGCAGGTTGTAGAATGCCTGCTCTTGGATATGCTAGTGGTAATTATCTAACCCAAGCATTAACATTTCCAGTACCATCATCTGGTAAATGGTTTATTGAAGCATATGCAATAGAAGAAGCCGGTAGTGGTAATGCTGCTTCTATTGGTATTGTTAATAATAACATTTATCCTTATTGGTCAAATTCACCATCTTTTAATTATGCTAGTTCAGTTTATAAAACGTCTATTCTTGCTAGTTTATCTGCTGATACTTTTTATGGTTATATTAATGGTGCTGTAACTGCTCAAACTACTGGTAGAACTGGTAGTTATCATATTGCATATTTAATTGATGTGGATAATAGTAAAGTTTATGGTGCATATGATAATGGTTCTAGTTGGACATTCTTTAGTGGTACATCTGGTACTAAATCTGAAAGCACAAATTTAGCGTCTGTTACTGGATTTCCATATACAAGAGAATATGGTGATATAATTCTTGCAATGGTTACCTCTAATGGTGGTAATTCTAATAAAAGTTCATTACATTTTAATTTTGGTGATGACCCAGGCTATGGAGCAAGTAATATAACTAAAGGTGGACATACAGACGCAAACGGTCATGGTAATTTTAGATATGCGTTGCCTTCAGGCTATCTTGCGTTATGTACTGATAACTTACCAGAGCCTACTATTTCGCCAAATACTGACCACCCACCAAATCAACAGTTTCATTCAAGAAATTATCAAGGAACAACTGCTGACCAAACATTAACTGGTTTTGGTTTTAGACCAGATTGGTTAATGTTCAAACAAAGAAACGGAACTTCAGATAGAGCAATTTTTGACTCCCTTAGAGGGATTAATTCTGGGTTGACAACTTCTAGTAGTAGTACTGCTGCCGCTAATACGTCTGCTAATGACCAACAAGATTTAGAAGCATTTTTAGATGATGGGATTAGAATGGGTACTGGTTCACAATATGGTTCTGTAAATAGTAATAGTCTTTATAATAATGTCCAGGCCTGGAAAGCTGGTGGTAATCCATCTGCAACAAATTCTGGTGGACAAAACCCAACTTCTGGTAGTGTCATGATTGATGGTGTCGCATCAACAGCCGCACTTGCATCATCTACGATTTATCCAACTAAAATGTCTGTAAATACTAAGGCTGGTTTTTCAATTATTCAGTATACTGGAAACGGTACGAATAATGCTGATATCACAATCCCTCATGGATTGGGAGTTGTGCCTGCAATGATATGGATAAAAAATATTGGTAGAGGTTCAACTAGATGGCAAATTTGGCATCACAAACTAAGTGCTGATGGTTCTGTTGAAACTAAAAATTTAATCATGGGTTCTGGTGTTGAAAGTACATATACAAGTCAAATTAGAAATCCTACTGCAAATCATATTGAAGTAAGAGACCCAGATTCTGCTGGTAATGCATTTGTTAATAGGAATGGAGATAGTTATATCGCTTATGTTTTTGCACAAGTAGAGGGTTATTCTGCATACGGAAGATATACTGCTGGTGCAGTTAGTGATACAAAAATATATCTTGATTTTAAACCGGCAATTATTGGATTTAAAAGAGTGGTAGGGGGTGCTGCTAACTGGTATACATTTGACCGTAATATTACATCTACTTCTGATAACACCTCTACTCCACATAATGTGGATACTCATTGGCAAGCATTGGAGTTAACAGCTGGTTGGGCTGATGGAGGCATAACAGAGATATGTGCAAATGGATTTAGACACCTCTTTGCAAGTACAGATGTCCATAATAATAATCATCAATATATTTACTATGCAATGGCTGGTCATATGCCTTTAAAATATGCAACTGGTGGTTCGTAAGGTTTCTGTATAAATACTATTAATAGGAGATACAAATGGTTTGGGTGTACAAAGATAGAGAAATTCAAGTCGGTAACAGATGGACTGATGATGACGATATTCAACATCCTACAAACTGGAATATTTGGGATGACGATTATAAAAAGAAAATGGGTCTTACTTGGAAAGATGACCCAAAACCTTTTGATAACAGATTCTATTCTAGTGCTGATGTTGCAAAACCGTTACAAGATGTAAAGTGGACTGACAAGGATTCAGACAAACCTGCTGATGTAAAAGTAGGTGATATTAAAAGTTTTGGTATTATCAATCAATTAATATCTGATTCAAAAGAACAAGCAAACTCGCTTTTAGAAAGCACAGATTGGTATGTGATTCGTAAAGCAGAAAGAGATGTTGCAATACCAGATAATGTAAAAACATACAGAGCTGCAGTATTGACACAACTCACAAAGATTGAAACTGAATTAGGTAAGTGTTCAAAGATTGAAGATGTGATTGCATTACATGAGGCAACATTAGATAAAGATGGAAAAGTAACTGCTAATGCAGTTATGGCAGATTGGCCAGTATTAGGATAAGACATGACTAGTTATATTGGAGTAGAACCAACCGCTGGAAGTTTTGATAAACAGTTAATTACTGGTGATGGTTCAAACGCAACATTTGATTTAGATTTTCCAGTCGCACAGGCTGGACAACTTTTAGTTTCTCTTGATGGTATTATTCAAGAACCAAATTTTGCGTTTAACATTTCAATGTCATCTGGTGACCCAAAAATTACCTTTGCAGCTGCACCAAGTAATGGTGCAAGAATTTTTATTGTATATCTTGGTAGAACTTTGTTGTCAATGACAACTGCACAAGCATCTCCACACATTGATGAATTTAATGGTAACGGTTCAACAACTGCATTTACATTAACTCAAACTCCTGCTGGTTCTGGTGCAAACAATTTTATTGTATTTGTTAATAATGTTTATCAAAGATATGGTAGTAGTTATGCGTTCACAGTAAATGGTGCAACTATAACATTTACCTCTGCACCACCAAGTGGCACAAATAATATTCAAGTGATACAATTATCACAAGCAAATACACTAAATACTGTCAACGACAGTACAATAACAAAAGCAAAATTAAGTTTTGACCCAGCAGATGACGCTACTGCATTGGCAATCGCTTTAGGATAAAAATATGGCAAACACATTTAAAAACGCATCAATCGCTTCAGTACCAACAAATGGTTTTAGTTCTGGTGGAACTTTATACACTTGTCCAGGCAGTACAACCGCTATTATACTTGGTATCGCAATAACAAATAAAACAGATAATTCTGCACATATTTCAATTCAGTTTACAGACTCTTCTGCAAGTGGAACAAGACTTTTACTAAATGAAGTTGCAATTCCAGCAAACACAACTCTTGAAGTTCTTGCTGGACAGAAATATGTTTTAGAAGCATCTGATATTTTAAAGGTACAGGCAGGGACTGCAACTTCGTTAGATGTTGTAATGGGTCTGATGGAAATTACATAAGGATAGAATAGATGCCTTTTATCGGAACTACACCAGCACAAGGTTTTGTGAGTTCAGTAAATAAACAATCATTTACTGCAAATGGTTCTACAACTTCGTTTACACTTACTCACCCAGTATCAAATGCAAATGACCTTGAAGTTTTTGTTGGTAACGTAAGACAAGAACCTACTGCAGCTTATACTGCATCTGGAACTACTCTTGATTTTGGTTCTGGTAATGCTCCACCTAATGGTGTTAACTTATATGTTATATATAAAAACTTAGCACAAGTAACAACAACACCACCAGATGGTTCTGTAGGAACTGGTAAGATTGCTGCTAATGCTGTTACTGGTGCAAAACTTGCTACCAACTCTGTTGGTTCTGATGCAATTGACCTTACTGCATCTTACAACTTTACTGGTTCATTTCAAACACCAAATGGTTTTAAACTTTTAACAACTAGAAGTGATACTTCTGCCGTAAACTATAATAGTGATACTGTTATTTTAGATTTTGCATCTGAAAAAGCAAATTATCGTGCATTTTATTATATTATGGATTTTATGCCTACCTCTGGTGGTAACTATCATATGTATATGCGTTTTAGAGAAACTGCTAGTAGTTCCAATATTACTGGACGTACTATAGTTAATGGTCGTGCTGATAACAACAATAACCTTTCCCCAGATACTGGAACTGGTGACCTTCTAAGAACTTTCTTTACAGCTGCTGGGCCTGGTATTGCTGGACATATGCAAGGATATGTTTTTAATGGTAAGAGAAGTGATGGAGACTATGATGCTGGTTCAAATGGTAACATAAATTATCATTATAGTGGTGTGGGTCAAGGGACTCTCACATATTCATTCATGGCAACTGGTGGTGCTTCTAATGGAATCGGTGCGATTGTATTAAACTTAGACGGTGTTGGTCATAGTAACAATATGTTAGGTAAAGTAGAAGCAAAAGTTTGGGGGATTACATAATGACAGATAAACAACCTACAATAAATTATGGGCCTGCAAAGGGAACTAATGAATACGGTTTGTTTGAACTAAGAACAGAAAGAGATAAACTTCTCGTAGAAAGTGATTGGACACAGTCACCAGACAGTCCTTTAACAGATGAAAAGAAAAAAGAATGGGCGACTTATCGACAATCACTTCGTGATATGACAAAGACATATAGTACTGTTCCTTTAGATAAAAAAGGTTATATGGACTGGGAAAAAGTTACTTGGCCTACTGCACCAAAGGGGTAAAAAATGCCAACAATTAGTAAAATACAATCATTCGGTTTACCAGTAGGTTCGGTTATCCAGACTCAAACTGATTTTGATGCTGATGCAGTACTTCATACTAATACTGACTCTAGTCAACCAGAAACAATATTAAGTGCATCAATTACTCCAACAAATGCAAATCATAAAATTCTTGTAATGGGTTTAATTCATGTGGGTGTTTTATATAGTTCTCGTAGTGGTACTTTACATTACATTGGTTGTAGATTATTCAGAGATAGTACAGAGATAGGTAGAGCAGCAAATAATGATACAATGACAACTGTACATGGTGCAGACGCTAGTGGTGGAAGAGTTGCACACTCAGTTATGGCTGGTGGAACTGCTATGTCTTCTAAACCTACATTTATACCTTTTCACTTTGTTGACTCACCTAATACAACCTCTGCAATTACTTACAATGTCAAAGGATTTATAGAACAATATAATGGTCAATATACAATGATTGTTAATGGTTCTGGTTATAGATATAATAATGATGAACAAGTACTTGCATCAAGTAATTTAACATTGATGGAGATTGTAGCATAATGTCAAACGCAGAAACAAAATTATTAATGTTAAGAAATCTTAGAAACGAATTACTCAATGAAAGTGATTGGATTGTTACTAAAAGTTTAGAAGCAGGCGTTGCAGTTCCAGATGAATGGAAAACGTACAGACAAGAGTTACGAGATTTAACAAAAAAATTTAAAAGTATTGATGAAAAAGATGAAAAAGGAAACGCTACTGGTTTCAAGTTTCCAGACAAACCATAAATATGATAAAGGAAATTAGATAATGCCATTTATAGGAAAACCACCAGCAGTAGGTGCATATTCAGTTTTAGATGCTTTAACAGCATCTGCAACTGCAAACTATTCATTACAATTGAATGGTGCTGCTTTTGTACCTAATAGTGTAAACCAACTTTTAGTTTCACTAAATGGTGTTATTCAAAAGCCTGGTTCATCATTTGTTGTTTCTGGTAGTACATTAACTTTTAAAAATGGTGGTTCAGACCAAGCATTAACTTCTTCAGATAGTATTGACTTCATTATATCAATGGGTGGTGACCCTTTAAATGTCGGTATAGTTAGTGATGGAACTATTTCAAATTCAAAAATTACTGATATGGCGGCATCAAAACTTACTGGTGCGTTGCCTGCTCTTGATGGTTCTGCATTAACTGGTACTGGAAAAATGATTGCAATTGCAAACAATACTTCTGGTGGTAGCGGTTCTGCTCTTGAATTTGATTTGTCTATGGACACATCTTACCTTTATCAGAGATTTGTAATTGAGGGTGTTTGGGGTGCTGCTTCAAATGATATTTACTTTCAATCTAGAAGAGCATCAGATAATACTTACTTTACTGGAAATGGTAGTTATGCTTGGACTGCTCATGGTTATGGTGCTAGTTCTCATGGTGGAAATAGTGATAGTAGTGATACTAAAGGAAGAATAGTTTATCACGGTGCTGGTAATGCAAATACAGAAAAATCAAAATTTATATTTGACATCTATGATTGTCATGTTAGCGGAAGACAGACTCATTTCATGGGTTCTAGAACTGGTTGGATGAGCTCGCCTGGTATAACACAAGAATTTTTTCTAGTTAAAGAATTAGCAACTACAACAACAAATAGATTTAAAATTTATTTAAGTGGTGGTGGAACAATATATTATGATGGATATATTCACTATGGATTTAAGAGAACTTAAAGGATTATAAGATGCCAAGATATAAAATTTTAAATGGTGAGAAAGTCCAGTTTACTGCTGAGGAAGAAAAAGAATTTGACGCAATTGAAAAAGCGTGGGCAGATGGAGCTACTGATAGAAACTTAAATATGTTACGAGAACAAAGAAATTTACTAATAGCAAAAACAGATTGGTGGGCATCAGCAGACTTAACAATGACAGACGCACAGAAAAAATATCGTCAAGATTTAAGAGATATAACTAAAAAATATAAGTCACTAGAAGATGTCAAGTGGCCAACGGAGCCGAAATAATGACATTAGTAAAATTAAATAATTTAAGTGGTGCATCTACACTTGGTATTGGACAAACTTGGCAAGATGTTTTTTCAAGTCGTGCAAAAGATACTGAATATCAAAACACAACTGGTAAACCGATAATGGTTTCCATTTCATTTATTGCTGATTTTACAAATAGAGCACAATTCCAAGTTAGTGCTACATCTGGTTCTGGATACACTATTATTGCTGATGCTGATGGTGGAGATTATTACTCAGCGAGTGCTGATACAGACCATTATGCTAATATTACTGTAATTGTGCCAAATGGTATATATTATAAAGTCATTGGGAGTAATAATACTTTAGTTATGAAAAGATGGGCTGAGTTAAGATAAATCGTACATAAATAAGACTAAAGGGAATAAACATGGCAATTTCAAAAATCACAACAAAGGGTATTCTAGACGGAACGATTGCAGAAGCAGACCTTGCTGATAATTCAGTTAGTTCTGCAAAAGTAAAACTTGATATTCTTGTTGCAGAGGATTTAGCAGCAAACTCAATTACAACATCTGAAATTGCAGATGGTTCTGTTACTGCTTCCAAATTAAATGCAAGTGTTTCTTTAGGTGCTGGATATTATATTGGTAAAGATGGAACTGTTGCTGGAAACAGTAATGGTAGAGATAATTTATTTCGTGTAAATACAAACGCAACGACTGGTAATATTACAATTGCTGCTAACAACAATGCGTCTGTTACAGGCCCATTAACAATCGGTAATGGTACAACATTAACCATTGCAAGTACTGGAAGGTTGGCAGTCATATGAGTACTTTAGCAGTAGAAACAATAGAAAATCTTAGTGGAACTAATTATAATTTTGTTAAGCAAGTAAAACAAGCAATATTTCGTGGCAATTATACTTTTAATGATTCCTCCTACCAAGATATTATTGATTTAAGTGTTGTAATAACACCACATTCTACTTCAAGCAAAATACTTGTTGAATGTGTGTTATGTGCTTCTGCTAATGCAAATCAAAGGTTTGGAGTTCGTATTGTAAGAGATGGCAATATGATACTACCACCTATAGATTATAATGGTCAAGGTGGCAGTAGTAGTGCTGGAGCAACAAACGGTGTTGCTTTAGGTAATAGAACGCCTGCTCATGTTTTTGGAGATGGTGGTGGTTCTAATATACCTACTATGCCATCAGTAATAAAATTATTAGATTCACCAAATTCAACATCTGCTTTAACATATAAAGTTCAGGCCCATTGTGAAGCATCTTCATATTTATACATAAATAATGTTCAAACATGGACTGATGATTTTACAAAGTTTGGTGCAGTTTCAACACTAACTGTAACTGAGGTGGCAGGATAATGAGTACGTTAAAAGTAAATGAAATCGCACATATAAATGGTACGACTGCAATGACCATCGCTACTGATGGTGGTGTTACTGGTGCAGTTAAAAAATTTACAAGTGCAGAAATTACAATAACAGCTTCTACTAAAACGACCTTAGCACACAACTTAGGTGCGATACCTTTTCAGATGGAATTGTTTTTAATATGTAAAACTGCTGCTGATGGATATGCAGTTGGAGATATTATTAAAGTTACACAATCATACCATTCAACAGCAGGTACTTCAGATATCGGTGCAATAATGTCATGTGATGCAACTAATATTTTCTTAACAACTGGTGGTAATTCAGCTGGTGGTATGTTTAAAGGTTTTAATCAAGATACTGGTGGTGGTGTTACATTTAGTAACTCTAATTATAAAATGATTGTAAAAGCATGGGTGTAGTAAAATGAGTACATTAAAAGTCGGAACAATTCAATCCACAAATTCAAATACTGCAATGACAATTGATAGTGCTGGTAGAATATTAAGACCAACTTCATCATTGGTTGCATTTGATGTTAGGCCTACATCAGGCGGAAATATAACAAGTGGAACTATACCATTTAATACAGCAACTTTAAATCTTGGCAATCATTTTAATACGTCCAATTATAAATTTACAGCTCCAGTAGATGGTGTTTATGAATTTCATGCTCGTTTTTTATGTGGCGATAGTTCTGATAATAATGTATCTAGTGGTACTGTCAATATGGTTTTAAACGGAAGTACAATTTTATCTGTAGCTCATTGGAATAGTGATGACGCTTGGGACAATCCTTCTATATTTAGAATTTTATCTATGACTGCTAGTCAAACTATAGAATTTACGGTAAGTGGTGCTGCTGGCGGTGGTTATGTATATTGTAATGGAACAGGCGACGGAACAGACTACAATAGATTTATAGGAAAGTTGATAGGATAAGATATGAGTACGTCAAAAGTCGGAACAATTCAAAGAGTGTAACTTCATAACTCTAACACACTTTCCTTATAAATAGGTAAAAGGAGACTGTGTGAATGGCAAGTATTTCAAATATATTCATAGACCAAGGTGCAACATTTACTACCACAGTTACAGTAACAGACGCTAATGATAGTGCAGTTAATTTATCTGGATATTCAGTAGCAGCACAAATCAGAAAAAGTCATCAATCGACTAGTTCTGTTGATTTTACTGCATCTGTATCAGATGCATCTTCTGGCGAAATCACTATATCTTTAACTCCAACACAAACAACCGCTTTGGAACAAGGTCGGTATGTTTATGATGTTCTTATAACAGCATCTGGTGGTACAAAAACAAGAGTAGTAGAAGGTCAAGTCACGGTCAACCCAAGTGTAACGAGGTAATAATATGACAGCAATATCTGGAAAAGTATCAAGTATATCTCAAATCAAAGGTTCAGTATCGCAAGGTAATGAACTTGTCGTAACAAGAGTCGCAGTTCCAGGCCCACAAGGGCCACAAGGTGTTGCTGGTTCTTCTGTTAACAAAATTGCAGAATCTCAAGACGTAGATATTTCTGGATTAGCAGATGGTGCTTTACTTCAATTTAGAGCAAGTGACCAAAAATTCGTTGCAAGAAACCAACTAGATACAACAACTGGTTCATTAGTTTTTAATGGTGGTAGTTTTTAAGGAAAGATAAATGGCAACAACAATTCAAATAAAAAGGTCTACTGGAACTTCAGCGCCTGGTTCTCTTGCCGCTGGTGAATTAGCAGTAACCTTTGGTAGTGGTACTCAATCAAATTTAGGTGATAGACTTTTCGTTGGTGATGGTTCAACTGTAGAGGTAATCGGTGGTAAATTTTTCTCCGATATGTTAGACCACACTCAAGGTACTTTGACTGCAAGTAGTGCTTTGACTGTAGATAATAATAGTGCATTAAGTGATTTAAATATTGGTAATCATGCAACTACTGGTGGTTCTATTCAATTAAAAGAGGGAACTAACAATGGTTCTCATCATGTACAACTAAAAGCACCAAATGCATTAGGTGGTAATCTTGCATTAACATTGCCTAACGCTGATGGTAATAGTGGAGAAGTTCTCAAAACAAACGGTTCTGGAACATTGTCTTTTGGTACTCTTGCACTTAGTGATTTAACTGGTAATCTTGCACTTACAAAATTAGAAATAGACGGTGGTACAGATATTGGTGCTGACCTTGCAGATGCAGATTTATTAATTGTTGATGATGGTGCTGGTGGTACAAATAGAAAAACCACATTAACAAGAATGAAGAAATACATTTATTCTGCAATGTCTGGAGATGCAACTGCAAGTGATAGTGGCGCATTAACAATTGCAAACGGTTCAGTTGAAAATGCAATGTTAGCAGGGTCAATTGCAAACGGTAAACTTGCAAACTCTACAATTTCTATTGATGCAGATAGTGGAACAACAAACGCAGTAGACTTAGGTGATACACTTCAAGTAACTGGTGGTGAGGGTATTGATACATCTGTTTCTGGAGATACATTAACAATCGCTGGTGAAGATGCTTCCACATCAAACAAAGGTGTTGCCTCCTTTGCATCTGCTGATTTTTCTGTATCATCTGGTGCAGTAAGTATTAAGTCTGGTGGAGTTTCAAACTCACAACTTGCAAACAGTTCTGTAACAATCGGTTCTGATGCAGTTGCACTTGGTTCTTCAAGAACAGACATCAACGGTCTTACATCTCTTGATGTTGATAATATTACAGTTGATGGAAACACAATCAGCACAACAAATACTAACGGTAACTTAATCCTTGACCCAAATGGAACTGGAGTAATTAATGTTTCTAGTGCAAGAATTACAAGTCTTGGAACACCAACACAAACAACTGATGCCGCTACTAAAGCATATGTTGACTCACAATTACAAGGTCTTGATGTTAAGAATTCTGTAAGAGTTGCTACAACTGCAAACGGAACTTTATCAACTGCTTTTGCAAACGGACAAACAGTTGATGGTGTTACTCTTGCAACTGGTGATAGAATACTTTTGAAAAATCAAAGTACTGGTTCACAAAACGGTATCTATACAGTCAATGCAAGTGGTGCTCCGACTCGTGCAACTGACTTTGATGAAGACTCAGAAGTTACTGGTGGAACATTCTTCTTCGTAGAAGAGGGTACAACAAATGGTGATAACGGTTTTGTTATGACCAATGATGGTACTGTTACTGTAGGAAGTACTGCATTAGTGTTCACACAATTCTCTGGTGCTGGTCAAGTTATTGCTGGTGCTG